GTACAATGCACAAGCACTAGTGGATGCCTTCTTTGAAGCAGCTGCAGTTCTTGATGAAAAGAACCTACCTAAGACAGGTCGTACAGCCGTGCTAAACCCACGTCAGTACTACGCTCTAGTATCACAGGTTTCTTCTAACATCCTCAACAGAGACTATGGTAACTCACAAGGTAACCTAAATTCTGGTGAAGGTCTAGTTGAAATTGCTGGTATTTCTATCAAGCGTTCTAACAACCTACCATTCTTGGCTGGTACAGTTAATAGTGAGTCAGGTGAGAACAACAGTTACAATGGTGACTTCTCTACTCACTGTGGTTTGATCTATCAAAGAGATGCTGCAGGTATAGTGGAAGCCGTTGGACCTCAAGTCCAAGTAACCGGTGGGGATGTATCCGTTTTATACCAAGGCGACGTAATGGTCGGACGCTTGGCTATGGGCGTAGGTACTCTTAACCCTGCAGCTGCTATTGAACTAACCTCAGCACGTAGCTAATCATGTCTCTTAATCCTGGAAAAAGTGTAACTATAACCAGGGAAACAGGTCAATCTAGCACTCTTAGTGGGATAGGAACTGTTGATAAATCAGCAACTAAAAATCCTCCTACCCCTTTAGAGTATGGTAGAAAACATCTTAGCCCTGCTAATATAGGTACCGTTTCTTAACAATAAAATATTATGGCAGTCCCAACAGCAGTTGGAGGAGCTGGAATTTGCAAAGGAACGCAAACCAGACTTTCTCCTTCTGATACAAGTGGCTCAGGCACCCCTTCAGCGGTTGCCTCCACAACTAAAAACTTACGTTTAGCATATGGAACAGCTGGATCTTCCGGCACATATGATACTTGCGCTGTAGTAACAGCACAATATAATTAATTAATAAGGGGGTTCTTACGCCCCCTTTTTTTATTTACAAATATTTATACCTATGACTTCTACTCCCACAACAGTTGACATCGATACCGAACTATCCGCAGTCAATGCGATCTTGGGTAGTATTGGTCAATCCCCAGTATCTTCTATAGATTATGATAATCCTGAAATAGCTTTTATTTATAACATCTTAAAAGAAAGTAATCAAGATGTACAAAATGAAGGTTGGGTTTTTAATATTGAATATCATATAAAAGAAACTGTTAACAGTACCGATAATAAAATTAATATTTCTTCCAATGTTATTAGGATTGATATGGAAGATGAATGGGATCGAACTCGTGATTTCATTCGTAAAAAAGATAGTGATGGTATTTGGAAATTATATGATAAAGTAAACCATACGTTCGAGTATCCAGATAATGATTATTTTTACCTTAATAAAGTAACACTATTAGCATTCGAAGAAATACCCTCCCCTTTTCAAAGATATATAATTTATAAAGCAGCAGGCAGAGCTGCAGTACAATTAGTTGCAAACCCACAACTACAACAAATGTTATCTATATTCGAAACTCAAGCAAGAGCTGCTTGTGTTGAATATGAATGCAACCAAAATGACCATACATACTTTGGTTGGCCTGATGAATCAGCTTACCAATCTTATAAACCTTATAAAGCATTAAGAAGATAATGGCAGGAATTACTCAACATATTCCAAACTATATTCTAGGAGTATCTGAACAACCAGATGAATTAAAAACTCCTGGCCAAGTAGTAGATTTAAAAAATGGAATACCAGATATAACAAGAGGTTTAATCAAACGACCTGGTTCTGATTTGATAAGTGCTATAACTCCAGTTGCTTCTGGCAAATGGTTTACTGTTTATCGAGACGAAACTGAAACATATATCGGTCAGGTAGCTTCTACAGGTGCTATAAAAATATGGAGATGTAGTGATGGTGTAGAAATTCCAATTGATTATGCTTCTGTAGCAGGATCAGGTGTAGCTACATATTTAGAACATAGTAACGCAAACGAAATCCAACCAATGGCTATTGGTGAGCAAGTTTTATTCTGCAATAGAACAAAAACTGTTGCAATGAAAACCGCTTCCACATCTAAAACTCCAACAGCAGTATATGAAGCATATATAGAATTAAGAACTATTGCATATGGAAAACAATACTCTTTAGATATATTTGATCCTACTAATCATAGTACAATTACGTATCCTAGAGCCACATCAATTGAAGCCGATGAAGATGTAGGCACAGGTGGTATAAGTGGTTACAGTGATGATGGTAAATGTGAAGGTATGGGTAGGCATATTGTAGGTCCATCTAATACTAATTCTGGTACAGCCTACAGTGCTGGAGGTACAGGTAAGACAAACCTTCGATACGAAATGGACGTCAGATGCGCCCCAGTGCCTCAAGCAGGCGGTGGTTCTAATGATTATGATGATTCATACCAAACGTTTGCTACCTTGCAGTTTGGAGGCGAAGGATGGTCTTCTGATAGTGGTGGGGATACACATACATATGTATCTGAGAAAGGTCTTTCAACTACAGTTAGAGTTAAGTCTCATGTAAATATTAAATCTAGAGCAAATGTAGCTTTAGTGAGACCCGAACCTACTTCTTCTAATTCTGAAGAAAATGTTTCAGCTGAAAGTATTTTAAATGGTATTAAAACTGCTTTAGATGCAATCAGTGGTACGGGAATTACTGCTACTATTTGTGGTAATGGTATCCATTTACATAGAGCTACACCATTCTTAGTTACTACTCCAGAAACCCAGTTAATGAATGTTATCACTGGAGAAGCTAATGATGCAAGTGATCTTCCAAAAGCATGTAGACATAATTATGTTGTTAAAGTAGTTAATAGTGGTGAAGATCAAGACGATTATTATGTACAGTTTAAAGTTAACAATATAGATAAAGATAATGAAGTAACTGCTGATTATGGTAGAAGTGGTACTACTATTACTATTACTTCTGCTTCTCATGGATTACTTGCAGGAGACACACTGATAGCAGACTTTACTTTACCTGCTACTGGAGCAGCAACTGATGGTTGGTATCCTGTAGCTAGTGTTACTGATGCAAATATCTTTACTGTCACTGATTCAGCATCTGGTTTAATAGGGTCACAAACTGATGGAGTTACATACATACCTAACCGTTTTGGTACAGGAGTTTGGGAAGAATGTGCAGCACCGAATTTAGAAATTGAATTCGATGATGATACAATGCCTTTGAAAATTACAAGAGTTGTACCTAGTACTCAATATACAATTGCTACTTCAGATGTTAACACTTCTAATGAACAAATTACCATAACTGGACATGGAAGATCAACAGGTGATAGACTCTTATATGATAATGGAGGAGGTACAGCATTAGCTGGATTAGTAGATGATACGGTTTATTATGTAATTAAAGTCGATGCGAATACTATTAAATTAGCTACCAACTCTGCTAACGCTACAGCTGGAACTGCTATAAATTTAACTGGTACTGGTAATAATGATCAAACTTTAACTTATGGGTACTTTGCTATCAATGGCGGAGCAAATGGACACTATCCTAATGGAGCTTATAAATTCGATTATCCTGATTGGGGTAAGCGTGATGTTGGTGATGATGTAACAAACCCTAAACCTTCATTTGTTGGTTATACTATTAATAAGGTTTTCTTTTATAGAAATAGAATAGGCTTATTATCTGAAGAGAATGTAATTTTATCTAGAACAAATGATTTCTATAACTTCTGGGCAAAGACTGCTTTTACAATTTCTAATGCAGATCCAATCGATTTACAAGCTAGTTCTACATTCCCAACTCAATTATATGATGCACTTGAAGTTAATACTGGATTACTTATATTCAGTTCTAGTCAACAATTTTTATTAAGTACAGATGAAGCTATCCTAACCCCAGAAACAGCTAAGATAGCATTCCTTTCATCGTATGCTTTTAATGAAAAAACTAGACCATTTTCAATGGGTATAACATCAGGGTTTATAAATAGTACTGCTAAAAATACACGGTTCTATGAAATGGTTAATGTTCAACGAAATCAAGAACCAGATGTTATTGAACAAAGTAAAATTATATCTAAATTATTCCCAGATGATATAACATTACCTGCAGAATCTACAGAAAATGATATGGTTCTATTTGGTTCTGAAGGGAAAAATGAAATATGGGGTTATCGCTTTTTCAATCAAGGTGATAAACGTGTCCAATCAGCATGGTTCAGATGGTTACTACCAGGAAATTTGGTTTACCATACAACCTTAGATGATACCTATTATACAGTTATCAAAAATGGTAGTACATATACTTTAGAATCTACTAATATTAAAAAAGATGATGATACTCCATTAGTTGGTACAAGTCCTACAGAATATAAAATTCATTTAGATACAAAAAAAGAATTTCTTTCTAGTACTCTAACTTACAATGGATCTACCAACCAGACCACACTTACGTTAGGTGCTGGTTTTTATAGTTCTAATCAATTACAAGCTTATTGTCACAAAGCTGGAAACCAACTAGGTAGAGCTGCAGATGTTGTGTCTGTTACTGGCACAGCTCCAAATGAAACAGTTACATTAGATGGTAATTGGAAATATGCTAATATTGAATTTGCTCATACATTAGTTGATACATCAGCTGAAACAATTACATTAACTAGTCATGGTAGAGCAACTGGAGATGCCTTAATATATAAACAAGGTACTACAGCTATTAGTGGTTTATCAGATGGAACTACATATTACATCATTAAAGTAGATAATAATACTATTAAATTAGCAACCAGTTCAAGTAATGCTACTGCTGGAACAGCTATAAATTTAGCTAGTCAAGGCAGTGGTACACATGCTGTTCAGATTTTTAATGATTTATACCTTGGTTATTCATATGAATTTGAAATAGAATTACCTACGATCTATGTACAGAAACAAGAAGGTGAAAAAGTTAGATCTGAAATACGTGGTTCTTTAATTTTACATAGATTAAATTTTAATTTCGGTTCTGTAGGATTAGTAAGTACTACTTTAAAACGAAAAGGTAGAGAAGATTACTCTAAGAATTATGAATCTATTGATTGGGATAATTATAAATCTAGTAGTTTAAATATAGCTGAAGGTTATATCCATACTATACCTGTATATGATAGAAATATAAATACTACTGTACAACTTAAATCAACACACCCATCTCCAGCCACTTTATTTTCTATGAGTTGGGAAGGAGATTATACTAATAAATATTACCGTCGTGTCTAAGTACATCCACTCTATAACTATGGAGGCTGCTGTTGAAGTGGCCTCTAATCTTCGACCTGATGATTACCGAGAAATCTACGAAGGTCATGGACATTTCCCTTTATTCTCCATACCACTTAGTGTTATGAGTGGGGATAATGTTTACTTCACAGTGCCAAACGGCAAGACTGCTGGATTGGCAGGTGTAGATCCTTCGGATAATTCAGTTTGGATGTTATGTACTCCAGCTATTCATGAATACCCACTTACTTTTGCTCGTGAAGCAAAACGTTTTATTGAAAGTAGAAACGAAAAATTACTTTGGAATATCGTAGATAAACGAAACCTCGCTCATCTAAAACTTCTAAAGTTTTTAGGATTTAAATTTTTACGTGAGTTTAAATATGGTCCTAACCAATTAACCTTTATTGAATTTTGCCGTGTGCGAACCAGTATCAGCAGCCATGTTTGCAGCCCAAGCAGCAGGGTCAGTCTATAAACATAAAAAACAAGGAGATGCAGTTAAAGCATCTAATAGAGCTAAATTAGCTAATTACAAAGCAGCAGGCGAAGCTTATCTAACAGATATAATGCTTCAAAATAATGCTTGGAAAAATGATGTTATCGATGCTGATATAGCTATTGATAATATATTTAAATCTCAGCAACTTACTTGGCAAAACGAAGATTTAGCATTAGAACAAGCGTTTGCAACTCATGCTTTCAATCGACAAAATATTCTACAGGAAACTTATAGAAATGAGTATGCTGGAGAACAGACTGGTGTTACTGCATCACGACTTGCTGGAGAAAGCATCAGACAAGCAGGATTTGCATTAACTAAATCAGTTAGAGATGTCGTACTTAATCAAAATAAAGCTTGGTTAAATAAAGAAGCATCTAGCTTAGAAGCAGATGTTAAACGAAGACAACAATGGGAAGCTATACGACAGGCACCTATTGCAGGGCATAGTCCACAAGCTCCAGAATTGCAAGCTAAACCTGGTATAGGAGGTTTAATGGTCGAACTTGCTATAGCAGGAGCTACTTCTTATATGGCTGGAACAAAACTTGCCAAATTAAACAAGATGGAAAAGATGGCACAGGAGTCGCTGCGGCAACAGCAATTACAAGGTCAATTTTTATCAGGCTCTTCCACTAACTTTAGTACCAATACTAATTTAATGATAAGTGGCGGAGCAAATAGGTATGCAGCAAGTGTTGACGCGACCAGTATTTTTAAACCATCCAAAATTCCATCACTTACATTTTTGAAATAATAAATTATGTCATCATATCGTAATGCTATAAATACCCTTAGATCAGCTAATTCAAATGCCTTTCACACTCTACAACAAAATAATATAGATGTAGGTAATTGGGAATCAAAAAAAGCTATTGCTGAAGGTCAATTTCTTGCTAAGGCATCTCAAACTGCAGCAAACCTTATTGCACAAAAACATGAACAATACCGTCAATCTGAACAGACAAGGGCTGTAGAAGATTGGTATGCAATGCAATATGATTGGAATGATCCTAACGCTCTTACTACGAAACAAGTCTTAGAAGATGCTGAAAAGGCTGATTTAGAATTACATAGTCAAGGTATTAAATTTCGTCAAAGTGGCGGTGATCCTAAAATTGCTAATTTAATTGCAAACCAAAGTCCAGTTTATGCTGCACAAATAGCTAAATTAAAGCTTAATCAAGATGCTTCAAACTTTGAGCCTTGGGTTCGTAATCAATTATTAAATAACGATACTTGGATTGGTGAAGAAGGACAGCCTGGTTCCTTTCAAATTAATGATATACCTTTAAATAATTTAGAACAAACACAACAAGCTTACGAATATCTACGTAGAAAATATTGGAATGATACAGGAGCTTCTCAATTTGGTAAGGATTTCTTAAATCAAACTGGTTACTTTGAATCATTCAGAAAAATAGATTCTAAGTTATATTCTGAATTCTCATCAACTTCAGATATTTCCCAGTCTGCTGAACGTAGAAGAATTTCTATTAATACATTTCTTAACGAACCTACTACAGCAAACCTGTTGTCTATGGTCAATTCGATCGGTAATGGTGTTGATTTAGATGGTAAGTTTATAGGTAGAGCTGAAGCATGGGGTAATAATTGGACAGAAAAGATAGTAAAAAATGCTATGTTATCTGGTAAACTTACTCCTGAGCAATTTGAAACACTAAGAAATACACCAATTGATCCAAAAGATCCAAAGTCACCATCATTAAAAAAGAAATGGGAAGAGCGTTGGGGTGATAATGGTGTATTTGAAAGAGAATTAGGAGAAGCTCAACAAAAAATCCATACTGAAGAACAAGAGACTAAAACAGATAATCAAGAAAAAGCCCAACTCTCTAGTATAACGTTATTAAGAGAAGCTAATTTTAATAGAAACGCATATACTGCACTTAGAAAAGAGCTTCGGAATACATGGCCTGAATTAGATACTGATATGTTAGATACTGCTTTTGAATCTAATAATAAAAGTAATGTAAACGCTGATGATGTAATAAACGATATTATAACAAAGAAAAACCAAGGACTATTTGTCGGAGATCTTATTAAATCTTCCTCTTGGAAGGTTCAAACAGATGAGCGGATAAAAAAGATACTTGATAATGAAGAGGCTGTATTAAAATCACCTGCACATAAAGCTAATCAAAATACTATAACAGGTTGGTTAAAAGCAAAATGGAAATTTCAAGGTCATCCATCAGAATGGCAATTAGATAGCACATCGAAAAACTTAGCTAATGCTAAGATTCAACAGAAATATAAAGAACTATTGAATATAGGAATGGCTAATCCTGAAGTATTCCAACAGGAAGGCTTGTCATTAGAAAATTGGGCAATTGTAAATACCGAAAAGTGGCTCATGGCTAACGGTGGAAATGCAATGGATAATCAAAACACAAATGCATTATTTTATATGGAAAATAATGAAATGCCTAATCTTCTAAATCCTATTAAAGAATCTACAAAAAATGTAACCGAAGCAATTGATTCTAAAATCAAAGCAATAACTGAGTACGCTAAGACTTATAAAGGCGGTCTTGAAGCTGCTTTATATTCTCCTAACTTACCTGTAGGTGATAATAAGGCATCAACTAATTTTAATCAATCATTAGCTTTAGGTGAACCAATACCTTCAGATGTTCTTGCATTTGCCAGACGTTTAAAAATAGATCCATTTGAATATATGAATGCTAGAAGTCAATCTCATGGTAATGGACCTCTTGATCCAAAGTATAGATCTGCTGCTAGTGAAGCAATAAACGGATTACCAACCAATTGGAAACGGAAAATTTTTGGAGAGCAACCAACTCTAGATAAAACTACTAGAACTATGGCTGAAGTTGCGAAAAAGAAAAACGCTGGACCTGTTGATATAGATGGTAATCCTATTGATATGAGTCAAGTTGAAAAAGAAATGATAATAGATTTTTGCGAGAATATAAATGGAGACCCAGAACTTGGTTCTGAAATAGTGGGCGCAGCTGAGGCTTTTGGAATGGAGCCTGTTGGCATCTTAACAGGAGTTATGGCCATGGGAGGAGAAGTAACAAATCCTTTTTTAGATTTAAAGTCGTCTGAATCCATACACGATTTCACTGAACTCATATATAATAATGAAGACTTTCTACAAGCATTAATGGATAGTCCTAATTATAAACGAATAAAATATGCATGTACTGGTGACATTAATTTCTACCCTAGAAGGACATCATTATCTAATATGCAACAACTACGTAATATGAAATTATGACAAACCCTTACGAGGTCGAAGGAGGTTCATTAGGTATAAATGATCAAGCTGTCATATCTACGGATATGGATCAAACAGAAGATCAAGGGAACATAGCTTTAGTTGATCAATTACCTACAATGGGTGAAACGCTTGGCACAGAAAACGTTCCAGAAAGTACTAGTGCTCCTGAACTTGAGGGATCTAATGAGATTGCTCCTCAAGATACTAGAGAACAACGCCAACAAATGTGGGCAGAAATGGATCAATGGCGTAAATTGCCAGATGGTCCAGATAAAGATAGAGCAAGAAATGCTTGGACAATGAAATACTACGGTATGACTTATGACGAGCATCAGAAGCAAAAACAAAAAAGGGCATTTATTTATGGAGGTGGTAAGGAAAGTGCTGCAGATTTCTATAGTATAGGAGGTACATTTGGACAACGAATGAGTGCTGCAGGAACAGGATTACTTGATACTACTGTTGATTTTCTAAATTTAGTACCAGGAATTAACTTACCTAAACCAAATAAATATCAAGATGATTTAGCAGAAGCAACTAGAAATATCAGTGGGCTTGTGATACCAATGCTTATGTTAGAAGGTCTTGTTGTTAAAGGTGGTACGGCACTACATCAAGCTAAAGTTGCACCTAAATGGATGCAAGCTTTAGGTAATAATAAATTATTTTCTAGACTTTCTGCAGGTGGTTTAGGTTCAGGTGCAGAAATAGGTTCAGGAATTTTAATTGATAGTGTAGCTGAACAGAATAAATATAATGATACACTTGCAACTATGTGGAAAGAAAACCAATGGGCATTCCATGGTTTTATTCCTGATAGTTGGAGCACAGACGGTGCAAGTCCAGATGTAAAAGCACGACAAAATGCTTTAGAAGGTGCTCGTTTGTCTTTTGGAGCTGGTATATTAAAATCTTTTGCAAAACTATTTAAATCTAGTAGAAGTATTGATAAGGTTGTAAAGTATACAGCTCGTAGTGGTTATGATAATAATGCTTTACAGAAAGCGATAACTGATGAATTTGATAATATTAAATATTCTGACAATGTTGTTGAAGATGAGATTTTAAGAAGTGAAGCTAGGTTTGAAAATGAACTAGATAAATTAGCAGATTTCTTTGACGCAACTAAAGAATCTCCTAGTAAAATTGAATTAGGAGTTCATGATATAGATGATGTTTCTTCTACTGGAATAATTGTTAGAAATTCAGATGGTGTAATAGGAGCATCTACTGATGCCGCAAGGATAGCAGCTAATAAAGGTACTACAGTTGGACGTTTAGGTACTACAATTTCTGAAGCAGCTCGTAAATATGGTTTAAAAACTACTTCATTAGATAATGATTCTATTGTAAAAGGTTTAGCTGATGAAATAAAATCAGCAGGTAAATTCGATACATCAGGTAATGTAAAATTATCATGGGAAGAGATAGATAATGCTGGTACACGTTTAGCTGAAATTCTAAATGATCCTACACTTGAACCAGGAGATTTTAAACGATTAATAAATGAATTTAAAGAACTAGATGGTAGTATTAAAAAAGTTGACAATGTAGGTATTAATGCAGTTAATAAAGCATTAAAAAAATATATGACCGACTTTTTAGATATGGATGTTCAAAAAGCTAGAGCTTATCTTGTAACTTCTGAAGCTGGAGCTGCGTCTGATTTAGCTGAAGCTTACAGATTAATGGATGGTACATCAGCAGTTGAAAGAGTACAAGAACAAATTCTTGATCGATTAGAATTATTAATGGTTGAAAAAGGTATAGCTAAAGCACAATTTGCTATTAAAGATCAAGCTTTAGAATCTTTAAAAGCAGCTGCTTTAGGTAAAAATACTAAGAGAGCTGTCAAACAAGCTAAACTTTTAAATTCTAATTTAAGTCAAGAGATATCTGATATTATACCTAGTGTAAAAAATTGGCGAAAAACAATAGAAAATTTAGCTGAAGAAAATCCTAACTTTGTTAAACCATTAATGCTTGCTTATGAATTTAGTGATGGAAATATCAATTCTATGTATGGACTAAATAAATTAGTTCAAAACCAATTGGGTACACTTAATAAATTTATATATGATGGGACTCCAGAAATCCCTTCTATTATTAATAAAGCATGGTGGGCAAATTATTTTAACTCTGTACTATCTGCATTCTCTACTCCTGTTAAAGCACTAGCTGGTAACTTTGGTGGTTTTATATCAGAACCAGTAAGTGTATTATATGGAGCAATGAGAGAGGGAGATCTTCAAGGATTACGACGAGCATCTTATCAATACTTTGGATTAACTGATACCTTACATCAAGGTTGGAAACATTTAGGACATGTATTTAGAAAAGTAGGTACAGATCCAGATTCAGTAAGTTATATTGTTCGTGATGATATAGCTTTACAGAAATATAATCAAAGTATAGAAGTAACTAGAGCATGGGCAGATGCTGCAGCTAAAGACGGTGAGTTTGGAGGTCAAGCTTTATTATCAATATTTGATGATTTAGATGCTTTAAGCCGAGATCCTATCTTAAGATTCGGTGCAAATTCTATGACAGCATTAGATGGCTTCACTAGAATGACTCAGAAAGTTGCTGAAGATAAAGGTAAAATGTTTGACCTTTTAATGAAAAAATATCCTGATGGTAAATGGGGTAAAAAAGAATTCAGAGAAGGTTGGCAATCATTACATAAAATGGGTTTTGATGAGAACGGTATGATTACTAGTGAAAGTGTAGATTATGCTTCACGTGAAATTGCATTGAATTTAGATAGTCAATTAGTCAGGGCTACAAATTCTATGATCAAACATTTTCCAATTATGCGTTCAGTATTATTGTTCCCTAAAACTCAAATGAATGTATTAGATATATTTGGTAAATATGGACCGACAAGTAGAATGGGAGCAGGCCAAGTTTTTGCTGGTGATTATTATGAATTACTTGGACCTTTAGGAAATAAAAAAATAGAGGACTTTGTTCCTGAAGAAATCCAAGAGATTTTAAGCAAACGTGGTATAGATATGTCTGGAGATATTTATGCTAAGTTAAAAGCACTTAGATATAAAATAAGAGGCAGAGTTGCAATTGGTAACTTAGCAGTTGTTAGTGCTCTTACAATGTTTACTCAAGGTAGAATACGTGGTAATGGGCATTGGGATCCTCAAGTACAACGTGGTAGAGTAGATCAAGGATATAAGAAAAAAACATTCCAAGATTTAAATGGTAACTGGCATTCTTATGAATGGTTAGGTCCAGTAGGAGATTGGTTAGCTTTAACAGTTGATGGGCTTGATAATTTTAACTCTATGAGTTCTGCTAGATTTGAACATTTTGAAAAGAAAATGGCATTTGTCGCTGCTGCAACCTTTAGTAACAGAACTTTATTAGCTAATTTAGAACCATTAGGTGATATATTTGCAAGTAATGGAGCTGCAGGTGCTAGATGGGCTGCTAATTTCGGTAATAATATGTTACCCCTAGGTGCCCAACGTAATGAACTAGGTAAAATAATGTATGGTATGCTGAGAGAAGTAGATAATGATGTATCAGATTTAATAAGAAATAGAAATAATTTCTTAGATGCTATAGATCAAGATGGAGCATTATCTCCTAAATATGATTGGGTTTCTGGTACACCTGTTAAACAAACTGAAGGAGAAAGCTTCTGGACTAGAGCACGTAATCAATATACACCTTTTAAAGTTTATCCTAACCAAAGCCCAGAACAACAATTCTTGATTGATATTGAATATGATTCCAGACCAATTTTCAATATTTCTAGATATGGAGCTAAATATACATCCACTGAAAGATCGGAATTAGGTAGTTTGATAGGTCAAGATAAATATTTTAATAGAGGTTTAAAGAGTATTATGAGAAAAGCAGCAAGATATACTTGGACTGATCCTGATACTAATAAAACTTTTAAAGGATATAGAAATATATTAAACCATGTTCGAAACAATAAAGGTTGGACTACCGAACAATTACCTGATAATCTTTATGGTATTAATAAGAGTATCGATAGATTACTAAGACAATCAGTAAATCGTATTGAAAATAAAATAAGTACCATCCAATCTATCCGCCAACGTGAGACTGAAAAGAATTTAACCAAATTAAATACTGAATATGGTAACTTAGATAACATCTTCAACCTCACTCAACCAAGCAATAGTAATTAAATGGCACATACAACACGACTAACAAGAGCGTATGACGCTAATACTGGTACTGCTAATACATTTACGTATTCAAATAGCTTTGATGTTTTCAAGGAAACTGAAGTAGTTGTTGAGCTTGATAATGTAATTTTAACTTATCAAAGTGGTACTATAAATGAATCCGCCTCTCCACGTGAGTATACCGTAGATAAAGCAGCAAAAACTATCCATATAGGTGGTGCTGACTTATCTAGTGGTACAATTAAAATATACCCAAATACTGATTTAGGTAATCCAACAGGATTTGCAACTTATACTGCAGGTTCTGCTATAGATGCAAGCGATCTCAATAACAATCAAAAACAAGCTCTACGGAAATTGATGGAGATTGATGAGAATTATGTAAGCACTCAAACAACACCAGTATTTAGAAATAGTATCTCCTTCGAAGGGGCAACTGATGATGATTATGAGACCACTCTTTCAGTTGTTGATCCTACAGCAGATCGTACTATAACCCTTCCTAATGTTACAGGCACAGTAATAACAACTGGAGATACAGGCACAGTAGCTCATGCAATGCTTGCTAATGATGCTGTAGATGGAGATAATATAGCCGATGATTCTGTCAATTCTGAGCATTATGTTGATGCTTCTATTGACCTTGCTCACCTATCTGCAAACTCAGTAAACTCATCTAAAATAGTAGATGATTCTATTGTTAATGCTGATATTAATTCAGCAGCCGCAATTGCACATAGCAAACTTGCTAATGTCACAGATGGCCAAATCCTTGTAGGAAATGGTTCAAATGTACCAACAGCTGTAGCAGTTTCAGGTGATGTAACCTTAGCAAATACAGGTGCTGTAACCATAGCTAATGATGCTGTGGAACAGGCTATGATAGCTGACGATGCAGTAGGAGCTGACCAACTAGCAAGTGATGCAGTAGTTAATGCTTCTGTAGCATCTGGTGCAGCTATTGAATTTACTAAACTTGAAAACTTAGATAGTGCTAGAATCTTAGTTGGTAATGGATCTAACAAAGCAGCAGAAGTTGCAGTATCAGGTGATGTAACTTTAGCTAGTTCAGGTGCCTTTACTATTGCAAATGATGCAGTAGAAATAGGAATGATAGGTTGTGAGCAAACAACTATTTCTGATAGTGACTCACATATTCCTACCTCTGGAGCTGTTATAGATTATGTAACAAGTGTAATCTCACCTATTGGTGGTTTTGAAGTTATAGCAGATGATGAATCATTCCCTAATACAATTCCAGCAGCTGGTGTTGTAGTAAGTATAACTGATGCAGCTGGATTACAAGTTAACTCTAGTGGTGTCTCTACTAATGGAGATGCACTTGATAACTCAACTATAACCATTAATGGGTTCCCTAGTGAATTAAGAGGTGGTGTAGATGGTAATGCAGATCCTTATGTATTCCAGTCAGGTGCTGGTTTGATGGTCGTATCAACTGGATCAAGTCAAACTTATAATTACCACCAGGCAATGATAAGGGAATCAGACTTTGTACGGTTGAGTGATGATATAAATGACTTTAACAATAGATACCGTACAGCTGGTAGTAGAACTGCAGATGGTGATGCATCTAATGATGAAGGAGATCTTTTCTTCGATCAGGGTACCAATAAAATGTATGTCCATGATGGATCTACATGGGGAGAAGTAACATCTACGGGTGACTTTAAGTATCTAGTGTTGACCAATCCTGGTACAACTGATGCACCTACACTTACTAACGCAACATTTGATTTAAAAGAAACCAGTACATCTGGTAGCGCAGCTAGTGTAACTTCAGCAGCACAACTTATTGTCAGTGTTAATGGTGTTATACAGAAAGCTAATACTGGAACAAGTACCCCATCAGAAGGTTTTGCATTATCTGATGCTGATACTATTGTATTCAGTGCGGCTCCAGGATCTGATGCTAGTATATTTATTGTACAAATTGGTTCAGCTGTAAGTATTCCTACACCAGGAGATGGTACAGTAACTGCTGCTAAATTACAAAGCCCACTAGTTATACCTGATAACCAAAAGATTGTTTTTGGAACTGGATCAGATTTACAATTCTATCATGATGGAAGTGATTCTTATATTGATGATACTGGTACAGGTGCATTAAGATTTAAAACTAGTGTATTAGGTTTTAATGGGGCTGATTCAACAGCACAAGGTGCAGTAGATAATGATGGTTGGGAATTCAGATCAGGAGGTACTTTACGATCAGAAGTAAATTCTAGTGGTTTTGCTGTTTCAGGTACTGTATCTTCAATAGGTGCAACTGATTTAGTTTTAAATACAAATAATGGTACTGATTCAGGTTCCATTACTATTACAGATGCAGCTAATGGGGATATAACTATAGCTCCAAATGGCTCAGGTAAAATTGTATTAGATGGTCAAAATTGGCCTGTTGCTGCTGGATCAGCTGGTCAAGTATTAAAAGCGGGTAGTACTCCTGCTAATTTAGAATGGGGTGCAGCTGGTGTAACTATAGCTAATGATGCTAATAATAGAATTACTACAGCTGATGGTTCATCTGGTTTAAATGGTGAAGCTAACCTTACATTTGATGGATCTACGTTAGCTGTAACAGGTAATCAAACAGTTAGTAAACAAATATCAGCAGTAGGCTTTGAAGCTCCTGCTGAAGTAGCTGCAGATTGGTCGATAGCAGCTGCTAATAATGCAATGTACCCAGGACCAATGGCAGTTGCTAGTGGAGTAACCGTTACTGTCCCTGCAAATAGAACACTTACAATAGTTTAATTATGCCAATAGGAATAAACGGATCAGGAACAATTACAGGAGTCTCTGTAGGTGGTCTACCCGACGGAATAGTAGATGAAGATATGTTAGCTGCAAATGCTGTAACAGCAGCTAAAGCTAATACTGCTGCATTTGGTAAAATACTCCAAGTAGTAACAGCCACTGACGATCAAAAAACAGTTAGTAGTAGCAGCTTTACAGATATATATGACTCTGATTTATCAATAACATTAGCTTCTACATCTAATAAAGTGTTTGCATTAGGCGTCACTTCCTATGCTCATATGTCAAGAAGTAGTGGCGGAGATGTTCAAGCTGACTATAAGTTGGTAAGAAAAACATCTGGTGATACTAATGACAACTTACAAACGGGTAGGATGCGTCTTCAATCTGGAACTGATTTAAATTGTAGTATGGTTGTATCTGCTTTGGATTCTTCGTTTAGTAATTTAGCTAATACTTACAATGTCCAATTAAAGTATGGCTCAGGAGATGAAGCTGCAAATGCTTATAACAATAGACTTTATTTATTTGAGGTAGCAGCATGATAACTAAATTAAATGCTTTATACTCATTAACTCCTGGTGCAGAATGGGCTTGGGGTGGTATTGATTATCCCTATGCCAGATTGAATTGGTTAGATAGTAAGCAAACAAAACCCACTGAAGCTGAAATAGATGCTGAAGTAAAAAGGCTTCAAGGTATCTATGATAATAAAAAATATCAAAGAGATAGAGCAGCCGAATATCCTTCTGTGGTCGATCAGTTGGATGACATATACCATAACGGTATAGATGCTTGGAAAGCAACCATTAAAAAAACTAAAGATAAATATCCTAAACCATGAGTAATATAAAACTTAAGCAATCAGGCGGATCAGGAGACATAACATTAAAAGCAGCATCTTCTGGATCTAATGCAGTCGAACTAACATTGCCAAATGCAATAGGTAGTAACGATCAAATTTTAAAACTAGGTAGTGTGAGTGGTCAAACAGGTACTCTTTCTTGGGGAGCTCAAACAGCTGCAGCTACTAACACTCCAGCTTTTTCAGTACATAAAGGAGGAGGTTCAGGTTCAAATCAAAGTATTCCTACTTACACTGGCGCAAGCGATACAACTAAAGTTACTTGGTCTCACGAATATTTAGATACTGATAACAATTTTGCAAGTGATAAATTTACACCTACTTCAGCTGGTTATTATTGGTTTAATATCAATTTATTAATGAATTATGGTCAAGCACAAGATGAATATGCAACTATCTTTGTATATAAAAATGGTAGCAGTATTTTTGAAGCTAGATCAATAGAAGGTGTAGGTGATATGTCTCAATCTCTAAAAGCCAATTTCATGGTTGAAGCTAATGGCTCAGGTGATTACTTCGAAATATATGTTAATCAATTCAGTGGCGTAGCTGCAAATATTGATAAAAATAACACGTGTACTTGGTGGAATGGTTTCAAGCTTATAGGGTTATCATAATGACAAAAGTATTAAATAACGCTATTAGAGGTTCGAGCGGAACAGCCGATAGTATTCAAATACATGCCTCTGATCAGTCGGTAACTTTTCCAGGTAATGTAACTTGCTCAGGAACAGCTACTGGATTTGGTGGAGGTCAAATTCTTCAAGTAGTAGCAGAAGAAGAAGCTAATAGTATTACTAATCCAAGTGGTTACACTACATTCTTTGACTTAGCTATAACTCCTGTTTCTGCCAGTTCAAAATTCATAGTACATGTTAGTTCATTTTATATGTTAAATGATGGTAGAGAAATACTCATTAGATGTAGGGATAGCTCTAGTACCTATGTAGGAGGTATAAGAGAATTTAAGAATGCTTCTGGTGGAGATATAAAAGGTTCGTTTAATACAACATGGTTTATGGATCAATCATATAGTACAGGAAGTGCAACTACTTTTATCGTCGAAGTTGATGATAATGGTAACACAACTAGTATTGGTTCAGGGACAAGTACTTGGAAGTCAACAATGGTTGTTTATGAAGTAGGGACTGTTAATGATGGATAGTGAAGCAATTATTAAAGCCTACCCACAAGTGGTAGCAATTTATGAAAAGAAAGGTTGTTTCGACGCCTCTGGTAATCAAGTAACTATTGAAGATAGTAAGGTTACAGAAGCTAGAACAACCTTAGATGCTGAATATGCAGCAGCAAAATACCAAAGAGATAGAGCTGTAGCTTATGATCCAATTAAAGAACAATTAGATCAGCTCTACTGGGACAAAAAGAATGGTACTAACAAATGGGTCGAAGCCATTGACAAAGTAAAATCAGACAATCCTAAACCATAATGGCATTAACACAAGTAAAAACTGCTGGTATAGCTAATGATGCTGTAACAGGAGCTAAGATCGCAGATGATCAAATAAATTCGGAACATTATGTAGACGGTTCTATAGATAATGCCCATGTTGCAGACGATCAGATAAATTCTGAGCACTATCATGCTGGAAGTATAGACCATGAACATTTAGCAACTGATATTATAGATGGGGATAATATAGCAGATAATGCTATTGATTCTGAGCACTACACAGATGGTTCTATAGATAATGAACATTTAGCTGACAACGCTGTTGATCTAGCTGAAATGGCTCATGGTACTCAAGGTGATGTACTTTATTATGGATCTGGTGGGGCTCCTACACGTTTAGGTGCTGGTACTAGTGGCCAGTTTTTGAAGACACAAGGTGGCAGTGCAAACCCAGTATGGGCAGCAGCAGGTGGAGGTAAAATTGTTGATGTAAAACAAACAGTTAGACATGCTGCAAGTTCATTTGACCTAACTTCACATACTTCTTCATCTGGTCAGATGTCAACAACTCATACAGTTGCTAATTCTGCTAATAAACTTTTAATAATAGCGTCTGTAAATATTTCTGTTGGTATAGAGAGTAAAGTTTACATAGACCTTGCTGTAGATGATGCAATAACTACTTTTATTGGTGATGCTGCGGGTTCGGCAACTAGAGTTGGTGTTTCAGGATGGATTACAGGAAACACAGCTATGGAAAATTTAGTAGGTGTATGGTTATATACCCCTGGTGATGCTTCAAGTCATACCTATGCAGTTAAACTAGGACAAGGTAGTGGTGAAGCTAGTTCAAAATGGACTCATATCAATAGAGATGATACAAGTACAAATCATGTTGACTTTGAAAGAGCTGTATCAACATTAACTTTAATTGAGGTAGATGGAACATGATATTAGATTTTCACGCAATTATTAGAGCTTATCCTAATGCAACCATTGTTGATGAGGAAACAGGTGTTTTCGATAAGGATAACAACAAAATCAATTTAGATCAATCTAAAATTGATGAAGCTAGAGCTGCTATTGATAAAGAAGCCGATGATACTAAGTATCAAAGAGATAGAGCAACTGCTTATCCTAGTTTGGCAGATCAATTAGATATGCAATATTGGGATCAAGTCAACGGAACTACTAAATGGAAAGAAGCTGTTGCAAAAGTAAAATCTGACAATCCGAAACCATGAGTATTCCTAAAGATCCATTAAATCGAGAGTATAAGGAATACCTAGAATGGGTAGCAGCAGGTAATACTCCAGAAGCCGCTGACTAATGGAAATACCCTCCGCTAACCTACCCAAGGCTCTAGACATCCCTCAGATGTACCTGAGACAGCCTACAGCAGACGTTCCAGCCTTCCGCCCCATCGTTGTACCCCCAGCTGATTTAGAGCGCCCTGAGGAGACACAGGCGGAGGAGAAGGAAGAGAAAACAGAGACACCCGAACAACCCACCTTAAAGATACCGGTCATTGACATACAGATGCCCATACCGGAAACAGCGGTGGTAGTGACTGCTGTGACAACAGCTGTTATTGCAGTAACAACTACAACTGTTACTCAATCCTTATTTGAACCTATTAAAAAGAAAGTTCAAAAGCAACTACAAGCTAAAGTCAATAAATGGAAGGAAAACCGGAAGAAAAAAAATCAATCCTCGGAAAGCTGAAAGATGCTGCAGAGGATCAAGAACACCAAATCCAGATCCTTGGAACATTCGTCAGACTTGGCGTGGTTGTTTGGAGCGGATTCATAATAACAATGAATTACGTGGAAATACCTATGGTTAAGAAATCTGGTAACTCAGATATCACGTTCGTGGCAAGTGTGTTTACGGGCGCATTGGCCACTTTTGGCTTGACCACTGGTAATTCTAAAGGTAAAGGACCTGTAAACTGCCCTATGGCAACTAAAAAGAAGGAAGAATGAAGAAATGGCTTTTCCTCTTCCTACTGTTATCCCCCTCGGTAGCAAGAGCAGAGTTAGTCACCCCACAATTCACACAGGGGTCGATGAACTCGACAACAACAACGACTCAAGAGATCGTGGAGGATATAACCATCACGACTTATGGGTCCGCATTAAACAAATGGTCTGGGGACAACATAACCCATACCTCAACAACGTCAGGCGGGATAGCGGATTCCGATTCGGTATTCAACATGACAACAGCTGGAAGCGACTTTACACTAGAAATAGTAACAAGAGCAGCCAGTCAGGTACTGGAAGTAACAGAAATCGAAAGAGAAATCGATACCTCCTCTACTACGGTATCATTATCAGTATTCTCGCAATAGGAACCCCAAGTTATGCTGAAGAGGGAGAAACCAACAATACTTCAAACCCTGTGGCAGCGGCTACAGGAAACGTTACAAATCAAGCCGTCCAATTTCAGAACAATGGAGCCCCAAGTCGTCAGATTATCGGGCCGAATATAAGCTGTAATGGCGCAACGATGACGTTCAGCCCATTTTATATGGGCAATCATACCACTCCTTATGATGACACTATGACTCAACAGAGTTATACTGTTGCTGAGAACTGGGGTGGGCAATTGAATTTCATGGTACCCCTTGATGGCTCTCTTGTGGAACGCTGTAAAGAAGCAGCTTCTAGACAGATAGCTAAGATGAAACTTGACTATGAACTAGTCAGAGTTAAAAATTGTGCAGAATTACAGCAGAAAGGGTTTATGATACGTCCTAACACACGTGTATATCATATGTGTTCAGATGTTATACCTATTTCTGCATTTAAAAAACAAGTAGCAGCAGCGCAAGCCAAGCTACTACCCCCACCACCACCTAAAAAGTGGTATCAAAAACTCAACCCCCTAAACAAATGATCGTATTAATCAAGCCCATTCTATTCGCCTTCTTGAAATCAGATTCAGTTAAGCAACTTGTAGTTGATCTACTTACTGCTTATGTAAAGAGAACTGATAACAAACTAGACGATCAAGCACTAGAAATTGTAAAAGAAAAACTATTCAGTTAAATGGCTAAAGCCACAGAACAACAGTTCAATGAGTTACATAACCTCGTCACTTCTGAATTTCTTAAAAGAGTTAAGAGTGGTGAGGCTAGTACTCAGGACTTAAAAGCAGCCTGTGATTGGCTGAAAATAAACGATATAAGTGGTGTCGCATATGACGGTAACCCCTTAGATAAGTTAAACCGTATTATGCCAAAAGTTGACCCTGAACTCGTCAATCGGAGGTTATATGGCAAAACCAGGTAGATACGCAAACGGTGGAAAGAAAACCACCGCTAAAAGATGGATGCAAACGGAGAAAGCTAAAAAAATCAGAAGGAATGCTGATAAGTTAAGAAGTTCTTTAAAACGTAAAGGTATTAAAAAACCTCCTGGTACAGAAGCAGGTCATAATGCTAAAGGCTCTGGTAAACATGGTTGGGAAAAAGTATCTAAAAACCGAGCTGTTGAAACTAAAAATAAAAATAGAAGTAAGCTTCAATCCAAGAAAAGGAGGAAGGATTGATGGGATCACGTGGGCAACAACAAACTTGGACAATAGATAAAAGTGATTTATTAAACTCTTTAGGACCAGAAGATCTTTCTGAAATCAGTGCAAGTAGAAATCCAAAATTAGTCCAATCTTATAAGTTACGTAGATTAAAAATTGCAGAATTGGAAGGTCGGATAAAAACATTATTAGATCGAACTGAAATAACACCTAAATTAAGAAAGACAATTACTGATTTATCTCGAGAATTAAAATCAGTTGTTTTAACAGATCCTACTGAAGCTTTTAAATTTGATCCTAATAGTAAAAAAGGTGTAAAATTAGGAGATACTAAATATACTGGTTGGAAATATACTATACCTGATTGGTATACTGCAAAGGATCCTTTTCAAGCTCATCATAAAGCTGGATTAGATAAATATTTTCGTGGTGTTTTAGGTAAATCAGATGCAGATTTATTTTTTATGCATCAAGATTTAGCTAAAGAAGGTGTTTATCTAGCTAATCATCCTAAAAATAGATTAAATATTCATAGAAGTTTACATCAAGGTAGTACAAGAAGAGGAGGTGCAGTAAGACAATCAGTTCATGGAGTATTAGATTGGAGTGAACTTGATTCAGATGATTTCAATGCACTTATGAATGAAGTTGATCCTAGAGATTGGCGCACAAATTTTGATATAGATACTGGTATAGGATCTAAAGCTTCTACATATAAAGGATTAAAACGAGTACCTACTCCTGAAGTTACGGAAATTGGTTATTCAACAGATCAGATTTTAAATTTAGCTAAAAATGATTATACTATAGCAGATAGAGTTTCTCAAGTAATTCCAGAAGAACTTCCTTTATGGGATAGAAATATTTCTAAACAAGGTGGTTTAAAAGCATTTGTTGAAAAATATCCTAATCCATTAGAATGGCCTGAAGGTACTAGAGAAATTTTAAAATCAGGGGATGTTAAAGCACTAAGCCAGTTAAGTGATAAAATTGAAGCAAGAAAGAATGTAGAAACTCAAAGAAAATTCCTTGAAGTATTCGGAGAAAATTCAGTTACTAGAAAAAAACTTGCTGAAGCTGCAGAAGCTTATCAGAAACTACCTACTCCATTAAAATTCGGTTCAGGTTTACTTCTAGCTGATTTAGCTTTTTCTACTTTAGATATTCATGCAGGTGGCGTTCAAGCAGAACAAGAGAAAGGAGATACATTAGAATCTAAATATAGACAGGCTGCTGGTAGATTAAGACAAACAAGCGGAGCATTAGGTTTAGGAGGTGCAGGTACATCTATAATGACAAATGCACTTAAAGGTCAGGCAATTAAACAAGGCATACCATTACAACCAAAAGGTTTATCTACAAAAATACCAACTACTGGACAGTTAATAAAAGGCGGTAATTTGCTATCAAGCGTTGCTGGACTTAGTAGCGTATTTACTGGACTTACAGCTTGGCGAGCAGAACACTTAGCTGATCAAGAGGCTAGAAGAACAAGAGATCAGAAAATACTAACAGGTGAGATTCAAACATTTACTCCAGATGATTTAGAAATTAAAAAGACTGAACCTCGTATCCCAAATTTACCTTATTTAAAATGAAATTTACTAATTCTGTTGATAAAAGAGTTAAAAATGATGTAATACAATTAGCTAATGCTAGTGGGATTGCTGTATATAACAATCCAAGTGGTGATAAAGCCCTTGAAAATGTTATGAAGAAAGTAAAAAAAGATCCTACATCTTTAAATTCTAGTGGTATACAAGGCAGTTCAAATACACTTGGACCAGTTAAATTATAATGACTGACGTAGTAACCGCCCTACAAGATGATTTTAAGTTGTTCCTTCAAGCTTTATGGGAACAGTTAGACCTTCCTTCTCCAACCAGAGCTCAATATGCAATCGCAGACTATCTTCAAAATGGACCTAAACGTCTTCAGATTCAAGCTTTCCGTGGAGTTG